GCCGCCGTAGCCGCAGGCGAGTTCCGCTATTTTCCCTTTTTGCCTGAGATGGGCATTTACTCCGTGCTTTTCTACAGGAACGCCGAACATCTCACTTGCGGACCTACAGTAGATATCGCCACCTTCATAGAAAAGCGCCATCCGCCATGTTTCTTCCGCCAGCCAGGCTAAAACTCTTGCTTCAATGGCCGAGTAGTCAGCGACAAGAAAGATGCGTCCTTTTTTCGGGATAAAGGCGGTGCGGATCAGTTCCGATAAGACTTGCGGAATGGAGTCAAAGAGCAGGTCTAAGGATTCAAGGTCACCATCTTTGACCAGCTTTCTTGCCAGCTCCAAATCTTTCATCTTGTTTCTCGGGAGATTTTGAACCTGAATGAGTCTTCCTGAAAAGCGGCCGGTGCGGTTGGCTCCATAGAACTGCAAAAGCCCTCTGGCACGGCCATCACAACAGACGCAGTCTCTCATTGCTTCGTATTTTCTAACGCTGGATTTGGCCAGTTCCTGCCTGGTTTCAAGAACCTCTTTGACATCGCCTGAAGCATCTTTAAGGAGTTCTTTTACTGCCTTTTTATCAAGAGATTCTGTTGCGATTCCCTTTGAAAAAAGCCACCCTTTCAGTTGCAGGACAGAATTGGGATTTTCAAGCCCGGTGATTCGTTTGAGTTTTTTTATGCTTTCTTCACGGACGGCTTCATTCATCCGGATGGCATTTTTAGCGAGGTCTTTATCCAGCAAAATGCCGAGGTCATTTATTTCCTGATCTCTGTGATAAATCTCCCATTCCTTATCCGGCATAGGAAAACGGGAAAGCTTGTCATGAATGAGAAGTTCCGTTTCCACATCTCGCTTGTTGTAGGATTTGTAAAGTGCCCATTTTTCCGGATCGTGTGAGGGCAGGTTTCTTGTTCTGCCGCCATTTGCCTGAGTCGCCTTACAGGGAACAGAGAAATAGCGGATGAGATCTTTTCCGGTCTTTAGTTTTTGTTTATCCAGTCCTAAAACCTCACCGACCCCTTCCAAAGATAAGGGAAGCCCCAGATAAGCAGACCAGACCATATCGCAGTACCAGGACTTAGGAGATAGGTAATGAAGATACTCAGGATCATGGCCAAAGGGTAGCGGCTTTTCTAACACATAGCCTTGTCTTTTCAGCCATTCCGAGCTACAAACCCGCTCAAACTGAGCGTTAAAAGCCCATTTGATAACATCATCTGAAAGAAGGGCATGGATGAGTTTCTCCGGCATCTTTTCACCCTGAGCGAGGTCAATCGTCTTTATCTCTCCTCCGTCGATGGCATAAGAAAGAAGCAGAATTTCAAAGTTCGAATCTTCAACATAGCGATAAACACCTGTTTTTCTTAAATCGGCAGAGGAAAAAGATTCAATGTCTAAGCATATTGTTTTCATTTACTCCCTCCATAGAGAGAAAGGGCGGAGCCTTTGACCCCGCCCTCCCGTCATCAGTTTTTCTTTTGCCTTTTTGCCTGACTCCATACGGCTTTACAGAATCTGTAGAAAAGGTAGAAAGGTAAGAAGGCTAGTGTTCCGGCCAGAAGCGTTGCTGTGAAAAGCTGATAGAGCTGAGAAAAGTATTCACAAAACATGAGACTTCCTCCTTAGCTCAGAAAGTCATCGTCTTCAGCAAAATCAGCAAAGTCGTCTTCTGCGCTGATACGGCTTCCCAGGGGTTCTCCGTCACGGATTTTCTGCAGGTTGTTTAAGCCACAGGCGATTCCTCGATTGCCGTTGGAGTTGAAGGCGTAGAAGTTAATGGACGCTCTGCCGTAGACTCCGCTGTAGACTTCAGAGCGGGTCAGGATTGGCTGCACATTGGCATCGACGATACCCGGCTGAGTGGTTGAGTTGGCGTTGAGAAAGAAGCTGTTTGCATAGGCTTCATCATCCGGACGCTCCGTATCACCATCACGAAGCGGTGTCTTGATGGTCTCAAGCGGCGGAACAGAGCGGCTGTTTCCTTTCAGTTTCGCTTCGCCTTCCTTGTAGGCGGCTTGAATCGCTTTCTTGATGGCTTCAATGGTTTTCTTGTCGCTTTTCGGAATGATGAGAGATACCGAGAATTTCGGCACTCCGCCGTTGATGGATTTTGGCTCCCACACATTGGCATAGGACCAGCGCGTGTCTTTACCTGTAATTACTTTCATTGGATTCTTAGTCATGGATCGTTTCCTCCTTAAAATCATCAAATATGTTTGTCATTTCCGGTCTTTTATCGCTTTCCGGTACAAGCGTCGGTTTGCCTTGAGGCTTAATCACGAGATCTCCCAAGAGATCGCTGAACTGTTTCCTGCCGAGAAGCTGAGTCATGGCAGTGATGCCTAAGACCTTCTTTTCATAAGGGTCAAAGCCTGCCTGCTTAACCGTCTCGGCGACTTTTGCTTCATCGCTGTACTTGCGGTTTGACCTGCCTTCAACGAGTTTGAATCCCGCCCATTTCTTGCCGGATTTGGCAGCTGTCAAGGCGTAGTCCTTGATGTCCTTGGCCCATGCGGAAAGCTCGTCAAGTTTGTCTAGGACAGACTCGATTTCCTCATCTGTCAGGAGCGGTGGCCTTTTAAAGTCATACTTGGCCAGTTCAAGATTGGCTCTTGCTCGTTCTGCACAGGTAGCTTTTACCTTGCAGAACTGACACCAACTTCCGGCTGAGAAGTTACCCTTGCCCTCAAAGGCCAGTGTGGCGATGGGTTTTACGGTTTCTTTGGCCCAGCCGTAGAGTTCTTCTTTTGGCAAAGTGAAACTTGAGATATTGTCTCTTCTTGGCTGAAAGATAGTCATTTTGACTTCATCAAAATCGTAGATGCTGTCAAAGAGAAGGCTTGCCGCCAGACCGTAGAGCATAAGCTGAGGATTTTGCTCCGCTTCGACCAGCACCCCTGTTCCGTACTTAAAGTCCCAGAGATAGAGCGTATCGTCAGCGATGATGATGCAGTCCGCTGTGCCGAAGCCCTCCGGTACGATGTCGTAGAAGTCGAGCCTTTGCTCAATCAGGACAATCGGATCGGCGGTGGTTTGCTTTATGCCTTCCAAGCACTCCATGATGTGGTCGGCATAGAAGGCTGCTGCATCGTCCATCTCTTTTGAGTAGTAGGAGAGGTTTTCCGTCGGATCATCCGCTTTCATGCCGAGAGCTGATTTCAGCTTGTATTCCGCAAGCTCGTGTGCCGCTGAACCTTCTAAGGCATAAGGCGATGCTTCGTCTCGGGCCTTTGCGTTCAGCCTTGCCGAGGGCGGGCAGTGAAGCCACCTGTAGGAAGAAGAAGCGGATAACATGGCATGTGCTGTCATTTCTTTAATCCCTCCACTTCCTTTAGCAAGGCTTCGTAGTGCATGGGTTCTATCGCTGAGAGTTTCTCCGCACCGTACTTTTCAATCAGTGCCTTAATCTCCTTGGTGAAACCTGCCTGCGACTTCTTGGCGAGAACAGCTCTGACATCGGACAGGTTGAGTTCGGGTTTTGCTTTTTGCTCCGAAACTTCAGGTTTGTCCCTCTCGAGTGCCGATGCCAATGTGCCAAGGCTGTCCGCCAAAGCGTGCATATCATCAACAATGTCTTTTAGTAACTTAATTCTGCTCATGAGACACCTCCTTCGAGAAGAAGACGGAATGTCTCACGTCCTTTGGGCGTAATCAGTGTCTGATAGCCTTTCCAGTTAGTTTTTTCGTTGAAGCACTCTTTGATTTCAAAAAGACCGTCATTTTTATCGGCATAAGGAAAGAGTGTGCCTTTTGCATCTCTGTAGACATAGCCGCGGTCTAGGAGATAGTCGATAAACTCTTTTTGTTTCACTCCTAGGGCTTTTGCCGTGTTGCGGAAATTGGAGAGCAGGTTTCTATCGACCAACTCATCAAAGTAGTCCGCCTTAGGCTGCATGACCGTGTTTTGAACGGTGAGCTCCGAATTCCGGATGGAAAGGGCGTCACGTTCTTCTCTTGCTTTTTTGAGTTCCGTTGCCAGCTGAATTAAGGTGTCCGGATTAAGAAGTACTTCTTCCAACTTCGCAGGAGTCAAATAGGCTCCGTGTTTTCGAATATCCGGCAACACCTCATGCGTGATCCAGCGTTTGAAGATTTTCGCTTCAGGTTTTCGGCTGGCCAGAATCAGGTTATATAAGCCGTACTCATTGACACAGTTGGTCATTCCCTGGCGACCTAGATTGAATCTAGACCGTTCGTCATCATCCAGGCGCTTAACAGCGTCAGTTGTGTTTTTGATATCCAGTGCATCGCAAATATCCGTTGCGACAAACCAGATGTCTCCGTCTTTTGTCAGTGTTCGGATTTTTCCGAACTGTTCGTGTTCATAGATTTGCATTTGCTCCATACTTGGCCTCCTTTCTCTTACTCATGAGTTCTTGTGCTAATCTTTTTGACATGATGCTGATGGTGATAAGTAGTCCGATCAGCTGTTTGTCATCCGGGTCTCTTGCTCGTTTCATTGGCGTTCCTCCTATCCGAAGGGCAGGTATCGTTTGTCCCTTCACCCTCCCCTTGGACAAGAGGAGGGATTTTGGGCAAACAAAATTGAAAAAAGTTTTTAATTGGCTAGAACCAGTCACTTAATTTCTCAAGCAGGGTTTTGAAAATGACCGATTTTCTGTAGTTCACGGTTTTTCTTGGACAGTCGATTTTAGATGCGATAGCTCGTTCGCTAAGACCGTCCATGAAGAGACGGGTTATTTCCCGGTCACGGGGAGACAAGCTTTGAATTGCAACGTGGATAGCTTCTTTGAATGCTTTTTCTTCCAGCTCTTCAGATAAATCTGATTCATCTGCGATCAGGTCGATAAGCGTGCTGAAGACTCTTTTTTCATCTGCGACTTCCACATCCAGCGAAAGGAATTCTCCTTTTTTGTGATAAGGGCAGACATCGCAGTCAGCAGCACACTTCCAAAAGAGATGTTTGGGGCAGAAGCAGCGACCAGCCCGCTGTTCCTGCTTTCGGATTCGATTGATGCTTCGGTTTAATTCCTGATATATCTCTTCACTGACCGGGATAAGGTCGACGCTATAGGGGTCGTCCGGTCTTCTTAACGGGTAGTAGCGTTGTTTCTTGGATTGACTTTGATTGTCTAAATTTTTCATCTGTTGTCCTTTCCGCCGTCTGGAGGAAAGGGCAAAGGAATATAGAAAAGGTCCCGTGCGATTCAGTACACGAGACCTTTAGAGCCGAAAAATGGGCACAGAAAAGAAAGGTACTGAAATCGCCATAGCTGCTTGGTGCAGTGTTTTGACGTTTTCTGTATCCTCTGCCTTTCCGTGCACAGATCGGCTTTAGATAATTTTTAGGTTGGTTACGACTTTGGCAATGCAGGCTGTCCAGTTAAGAGCTGTCTCTGCACTGCCAGGTAGATTACTTGCGCTTAGACTTGGTTTGTGATAAAGCGCTGCCTGCCACAGACTTCGAATTTTTGCTGTAGCGTCCGTCTCGCAAAATGCGAGAAGCTTTACGAGCAACTTTTCTTGAAGTTTGCTTTGAGTTTCGCTTGGCCATACTTGTCACCTCCTTTTCTTTGCGTTAATTATTTTGCGTTCGCAAAATAATATTGGCAATTTGTCGATTTTCGAGATATAATAAAGTTGTGTTTGTATCACACCTCGAGTGTAAGTACAGATTACAAAAAGTGGGCTTGTTTGCTCGAGACAGAACAAGACACGACGATAATCTGGATTATCGTCTGATTACCAGAAAGGAGGCAGGACATGACACTCAGTGAATTTATCCGCTTGATGTACGGATATATTGGTTATAAAAAAGGGAAAGCGGATTTTGTCGAGTATCTATTTTCTTTGTTTGTAAGGGAGCCTGTAACTCCGGAAGAACTGCAAGATGACGAAGTTGACAAATTTAACCCTATGTCTGGATTAACCGGCGATTACTATAGAAAAATCTTCAGAGGAGAATCAGGTATCCAACTTAATGCAGCTCAACTGCATCGGTTACAAAGCAAAACAAAATTCATAGATGAACTTGACGCATTGAGCTATGACGCTCGAGAAAGTTTAATAAAAGACTTATCGAATTTAGGATTTGTCACTACTGATAAACTTTTAGATGAATATTGTGCTGATATTTTTCTGCGAATTATTAAGTATGCACCCGATGGAAAAAAGAAAATCACGCCTGAAATGATTCCAGTGCGTGATGAAAGCGGCATGATTTTAGCCCCAGCCATGGGTATGAGTGCGTATATAAAAGAGGGAAAACTTTATATCAATGGAGAAGTGCTGGATCTTCCTCCAACGCTTAATGCACCTGACACTATTCAGGGGGATGAACAACCATATGTTTCTGCTCTTTTTGAGGCGTATTCTGAAGTCTTGGATAGGGAAATTAAGCCTAGTGAAATCGAATCTCTGACTAAAAGATATAAACGTGATTTTGATCAGCAAAGAAAAGCGTATTACAGTATCGAGTCAATCGTTCGAGGATTTCGGGATGTTTACGATGAATCGGATAAGCAAGTGCAAATACTAAAAGAGGAAGCTTACGAAGGAATCTATGAAGTGTATATGGGCGATTATGAAAACGGATGTGAGCGTTTGCGTCAGGTTCTAATCAAAATCACCAGCACAACACTTGATAAATCTACTCTTGCACACATTAAAAATTTGATTGGAAATTTAGAAAAGAAAGGGCTTTGTCATCTTCTTGTAAATGACAATGTCATACATTCATGGGTGAACATCGATGAGTAACATTTACAGTAACCCCATTGATACAGCATTTAGATTACTTTTAGTTTTGCACAATCATGAAACTGACAAGCTAACAGAAATGCGACTGCTATCTCTAGATTTCATCGCTACCTTTGGCCGTTCTTTCCAGATAACAGAATCAAGTTTGCATGGTGAAAGTCCCCTGAATTTAGCTGAGCTTCCGGCAAGAAAAGTGCTTGTAAACAAAGCACTGAAATATCTAGTGACACATGGCCTAGTGAGAGTCTTTGATACAAAAACGGGATTTTGCTTTGTGATTGATGAGGCTGGAAAAAGACTTGTAAATGCTTTGGAAAGCCGATATGCAATAGAATATTCTGCTGCTATTCAGGCGGCTGAACAGAAATATTCAGCAAAGACCGATGAGGAGCTTATGGTTATGGTGCAAGAACAGTGGCAGCTCCAAGAGGAGGCTAACAGATAATGAAAAAGTTTCACATTAAAAAAATATTGGTATCTGGTGCCGGGCACGAAGATGCTGTCATAACTTTCTCCAAAGGTTTAAATGTTATTTCAGGTCCATCTAATACCGGGAAATCTTGCGTTCTTCGTTGCATTTACTACTGCTTTGGAGGACAGGAGAAACCATTTGACGATTCATTTGGATATACGACCATCAAATTGTTTATTGAAGCTGATGATGGAGAGTTGATAATCAGTAGAGAGCTTTCTTCTAATAAGGCTGAGGTTACGAGCAACGTTGATTATATAAATAGTGATACCTATTTTGCTGGAACGGGCAAATCAAAATTACAGCCACTAAGTGAGGTGTTTCTTTCTTTAATTGGCATAGATGAACCTCCTCAGGTATTTAAAAACAAGCGTTTTGAAACAAATACCATGAGTTGGCGTATGATCTCTCCTCTCTACTATTTGGATGAGGATAAAGTTGGAACGAAACAATCAGTTTTGCTTCCCGAACAGAATACTGCCAAAACTGCATTTCTCTCTTCGTTAATATTTCTATTGCATGGTAAATCCTCAAATAATGAAGACGCTGTAGATTCAAAGGAAGTAAAAACTGCCAAACTACAGGCAATTCAGGAGTATGCACATGCCGGTATTGAGAAAATCAATGCTCGTTTAAATCAATTAGAAGAGTTTTTGAGTAAATTCCAAGATATTAATATCGAAGGTCAAATATCTTCAATATTAGAAGATCTCCAATTAACAGAACAGAAATTTATAGAAGCCTCTAATACCAGCTCTAAACTCTACGCTAATTTAGATGAGCTAAAGCAGAAACAGGCAGCGGATAATGTTCTTTTTTCAAGATATGAAGATTTAAAGACACAGCTAATTTCAGATCTTAATCGTCTGTCATTCATTCATAACGGTGAAATGGTCGTCCAGTCGATTGACAAGCCATCGCTATGTCCGTTTTGCGATGCACCGCTTACCGCAGATCATGCAAAAAGTCATAAGGAAAGCTTGGAAGCGGAGCTTGCTAAAGTTGTAACTCAGCTCAATGGTCTGGAGAGTACTTTATCTGCACTAAAAGACGAAATGGATGCAGATGGTTTAAGCGTAAGCGAATTACAACAAAAAATAAGCAGCATTCAAGCTCTTATCAATAAGAAACTTGCCCCGAGTCTGAGCGAGCTGAAAGGCCAATATCAGGATTTAAAAAACATAGTAGAACTCAGAAAGGAAAAAGCTGTATTGGAACAAGTTCGCAACGCTTGGCACGATGAAATTAATGACTGGCTCAATAAAAGTGAGAAGAGAGAAGCTGAATATCATCCAAAAGATATTTTAGGGATTGATTTTAGCAAGGGAATGACAGACATAGCAAAAACGATTCTAAAAGAAACCTGCTATTCAGATCTTGAAACTGTACGATTTAATATGACTTCTTTTGACTTAGATGTAAACGGAGCGCCAAAGAGTACCTTTCAAGGTAAGGGATACAGAGCCTTTATAAACACGGTTCAGTTATTAACAATGCGACGCTACCTATTAGAAAAAGCTAAATACGCTCCTGGCATCCTTCTGATTGACACTCCCTTTTTAGGATTGGACGAAGGTATATCAGAAGAAAATATTTCAGACAGTATGAAGATTGGAATGTTTACTTACTTTTTGCAACATCAGGATGAGGGGCAGTTAATCGTTGTAGAAAACACTGAACATACACCGAATTTTGATTATGAGGCAGCAGGTGCAGAATTGATAACATTTACGAAAAATCCAAAGTATGGTCGCTACGGATTTTTGCCCAACATACATTAGGAGAAGAGACATGTATTTTTGCTACAACAAGCTTTGGAAAATATTAATCGACCGCGGAATGAAAAAACAGGAACTGAGCCGAATTAGCAATGTGAGCTCTACCTCTTTAGCAAAATTAGCAAAGGGAGAAAATGTCACAACAGACATTCTTCTGCGTATCTGCAAAGCATTAGATGTTGAACTAAACGATATTGTAGAAACGGTGCGCAAAGACGTACCAGCTGAGGAAATTAAAAGATGAGCGTGACCTTTGATATTAATGAACAAGCTTTGCTCGAGAGGAATCCAGATGTACTTAAATCTCTTCTTGCTGATAGAACTACAAATAGGAATATTATTTGGGGTACAGACGACTACTGTCATTTAGGTGCAAGCTATGCAGCTGATCAGCCTATTTTGATTAGTTCTATAACCGGTCTTAACACAGGAGTGATTCAGCCGAGAATTGCAAAATCAGAAGAGCAAAGAGGCGTACGGACAAAGGAAAAAGCAGAGGTTTTCACGCCTACATGGCTTTGCAATACACAAAACAATTTAATTGATGAAGCCTGGTTTGGCAGAGCTCGTGTTTTTAATACTGAACTTGAGAAATGCTGGGAAACTAACAGGCAGAAAATCATATTTCCTTCGGATAAAAACAAAGACTGGAAGCACTATATCGACGAAAGGCGTTTAGAAATCGCATGTGGTGAGGCGCCATATCTGGTTAGTCGATATGATGTTACGACAGGGACACCTATACCACTTAAAGATCGGATAGGGTTACTTGATAGAAAATTACGTATCGTTAATGAGAATGCAGAGAATGAAGATGAATGGTTAAAATGGGCTGAAAGAGCAGTCCAGAGTATTTATGGCTTTGAATTTCAAGGAGATAATCTGCTTATTGCAAGGGAAAATGTTTTATTTACTTACGTAGATTATCGTGAGTCATTCTTAAACTCTCAAATTCCTTCAAATGAATTATCAAGAATCGCTCGTATTGTTTCTTGGAATTTATGGCAGATGGATGCATTAACGTACACCATACCATATCAACGGGTAAAGAATCAGTTTACACAAATGAGCCTTTTTGATCTGATAGAGCCTGATCCAACAAATGAAGATAATGATTCATCAACTTATTGCGTAATTATGGATTGGAGATCGAAGAAAAAAAATGAATTTAAAAGTTTGTTGGAGGAGGCCAAAAGATGAAAAATACCGTGCATAATATAGATTTATTGGATCAAATTATTGTTGGAAGAGTAACACCGCATATATATGCCTTTACAACAAACACTGTTCCTAATTATTTAAAGGTTGGAGACACTTATAGAGCCGTTGCTACGCGGCTTGAAGAGTGGAGTCGCTATTTTCCTGAACTCAAAAAGGAATATGCCGAAAAGGCAACGATTGATGAAAATGTATATTTTAGAGATTTTGCAGTCCATCAATTTTTAGAGGAAGATCTACAAAAGCATCGCCTAGAACCGTTTGATTTACCAGAGGGTATTTATTTTAGTCGTGAGTTTTTCGAACATGCAAGTGCTGATGATGTCCGAGAAGCGGTACAAGACATTGAAAATCAGTATAAAAAAAACAGCGGTAAATATGTGTATTATGATGCTGAGAAAAGGCTACCTGAGAGTTACCACTACGAACGTGGACCAGCTTGGGAATTGAGACCTAATCAGAAAGAAGCGGTCGATAATTTTTTGATGGCTGTCAATAACGGGCGCACTAACCTTCTCATGTATGCGGTTATGAGGTTTGGTAAATCTTTTACAGCATTGTGCTGTGCAAAAGAAATTAATGCCAACACAATACTTATTGTTTCAGCTAAAGCAGATGTCCGCGAAGAGTGGAAAAAAACTGTCGAAAGTGCCGGAAACTTTTCTGATTTTGTATTTTTGGCTTCTGATGATCTACTTCGAGACGAGAAGGCTATTAAAAATGTCCACGATGCAAATAAAACAGCGGTCCTCTTTTTGACTCTTCAAGATTTACAGGGTGATGAGATTAAAGAGAAACATCGGGAGATTTTTGCTAATCAAATAGATTTGCTCATTGTGGATGAGACGCATTTTGGAGCCAGAGCGGAGGAATATGGGAAAGTTCTGAAAAATGCCGGTCAGCCTACCGATGACAAAAGGTCTTTAATGAAGGGCGAAGATGACAGCGTTCGTTTGAATGATGTGGAAGAACAGCTGAAGATTTTGAACGCTAAAATTCGCTTACATCTTTCCGGCACACCTTATCGAATATTGATGGGAAGTGAGTTCGAACCGGAAGATATCATATCTTTTGTACAGTTTGCGGATATAGTTCATGAACAGGAAGAGTGGGATAGAGAAAACTTAGCTAAAGACGATATTAATGAATGGGATAATCCATATTATGGATTTCCTCAGATGATTCGATTTGCCTTTAATCCGAACGCATCTTCAATTAAAAAAATGGAGGAACTAAAAAAATCCGGCGTCAGCTATGCCTTTTCAGCCCTCCTTGAGCCATGTTCGATAAAGAAAGACAATCAGCATTCTAAGCATAAGCAGTTTATTCATGAAAAAGAAATTTTTGATTTACTACAGGTTATTGATGGCTCAAAGTCAGATGATGAAGTTTTAGGTTTCCTTGATTACGATAAGATAAAAGACGGTAAAATGTGTCGCCATATTGTCATGGTGCTACCTTATTGTGCTTCTTGTGACGCTATGGAGGAATTGATAAGAAAAAATCAAGAACACTTTCTCAATCTTAATCAATACGAAATCATTAATATATCCGGTGTTGAGGGTGGAAGAAAATTTCCAAATCCAAATTCAGTAAAACTTAAAATCCGAGAGTGTGAAGCTGAAAATAAAAAGACATTGACCCTTACAGTAAATCGTATGCTCACAGGAAGCACCGTGGAGCAATGGGATACCATGATTTACTTGAAGGATACTTCATCACCTCAGGAATATGACCAAGCTATTTTCAGGTTGCAAAATCAGTACACAAGAGAACTTGTTGGTGAGGATGGCATCATTAAAGAAAATCTTAAACCACAGACTTTGCTCGTGGACTTTGACCCTTATCGACTTTTTTATATGCAAGAGCAAAAATCCCTTATTTATAACGTAAACACTGAGGAGAATGGTAATAGCAAGCTCAAAGAGAGGCTGGATGAAGAACTGCGTATTTCTCCAATCATCACTTTGAATAAAAATAAGATCAAGCAGGTTGAAGCAATAAACATTCTCGAGATTGTTGGTGACTACAACAATAAGCGTAGTATTTTAGACGAAGTAAAAGACATTCCGGTTGATTTGAATATGCTAGATGATGTGCTTATTTACAACACCATCAAGCAGCAAGCAGAATTTCAGTCAAAGGGTGGCTTGAGCTTCAAGCCCTATGAAGGTGAAGGCGATGATATAGATGATGACACTACGGATCAGGGGAACGAAAGTGCAAAACCAGCCAAAGAATCAAAACATGATCCAAACCAGCAAGAAGACGAAGGACTTGATGTAGAAAGACAGGTACAGACATATTATCAGAGGATTCTCTGCTTTGCTTTTTTAACTAAGAATCGAGTCAATTCTCTTACTGAAATCGTTGATGTTATAGATGACGGTGAAAATATTAGACTGGCAAAAAATATGGGATTAAACAAAGGCGTTTTAGAAAGAATGTCTGAAAAGATCAATCCCTTTATGCTGAGTAAACTTGATTATAAGATACAGAATATTTCTCTCCTCGCTAACGATGAGAACTTACTCCCCATCGAAAGAGCTTTGACATCATTGAAGAAATTCCCTCGTTTATCAGAGTCAGAAGTCATGACGCCCGCTAATATTGCGGAAGATATGGTAGGCATGATACCAGATGATTCCCTAAGAACGATGATCGAAAAGGATGAAAAAATCTTAGACATAGCGAGCAAGGCGGGCGAATTTGCCGTTGCTATTTATAAGCGTTTGACGGATAAGCTTGGCTTTTCGATGGATAAGATCAAAAATACGATGTACTCAATACCAACATCGACAATAGCCTATGAGTTCACTAGACGATTTTACGAGATTCTCGGCTTTGATGTTAAAAACATCGCCAAGAGATTTACTTCGTATGATTTGTTAGATGTGAAGAATGAAGAAGACATAATTGACTATGAGCGAGTAGCACTATTACTCAAACAAACAGGTAACTTTGCAGATAGAATTTTACAGGATGAAATAATACAAGGAGAAGATTACGTGAAATTTGGAGCAGTTGTGGGAAATCCACCTTATCAAGAAAATATTAGTGCAGAAATTGCCAACACCTCGCTTTCAAAACAGTTATTCCCACGTTTTGTAAAAATGGCAATGAGCACAGCCGATAGATACTCTTCTCTGGTTATACCAGCTAGGTGGTTTACAGGGGATGCACAAGATAAATCTTTTTTGCGACTCAGAGAATACATTAGGAGCAATAACATAATTTCCGAACTACATTATTTTGAGGAGGCTAAAGAGGTATTTGATTCTGTGGAGATCAAAGGAGGAATATGTTATTTTCTTGCTTCTTCTAACCATAATGGGAATATGGACTTTTATTCGCACGTTAATGGAACAGTTACCGCTGTTAACAGGCCCCTATTCATTGACGATTTAGATGTTGTATTAACTGACTCTATATATGTGTCAGTCTACAAAAAAGTTGTAACGGACGACTTTGTTCCACTTACAATAATGACAAAGGGCAGAAACGCCTTTGGAATTATTGGGAAACCATCTGTTGTAAATGCCATCTCGTCATCAGAGAAGACTGAAGAGGCATGCGAATTGAGGTGCAAGGCAAATGAGATAAGATATATTACCGAAGATAAAGTCACAAAAAACATTGATTTATTTCTAAATAAATATAAAGTGTTTATATCTAAATCTGCAGGTGCGCCAAATACAGATCGTAAAGTTATAGGACAACCATACTTGGGAAAGAAAAGAAGTGCCTGTACTGACTCATTAATTCCAATTGGGGAATTCGATAGTATTGAAGAAGCACAAAACTTATTAAAATATTTATGCACAAAATTTCTTCGATTTATGGTGTCTATTGTTAAGTCATCGCAAAATGTAACACAGATTGTGTATCGTTTCGTCCCAGCACAAGACTTTACAAGCTCTTCAGACATTAATTGGGCTGAGTCAATCGACAATCTTGATGAGCAATTATATAAAAAATATGGTCTGACTAGAGAAGAGGTTAAACATATTGAATCTTCAGTAACAAGTATGCAGGTTGATAATTGAGGTTTTAGTCGTGAAGCAAGGTAAAAATATCAATTTATTCCTAATGGATGGCGAGGCCTCTGGACGTATCAAGTGTACACTTGCCAATTGGACCGGTATCGCATACAAAATACCGCGCACTATGCTGGATAAAGCAAGAGATATTTCCTATTTGGATCAAACGGGCGTTTATTTTCTCTTCGGTACAACTGAGGCTGCAGGAGATCCTGTCGTTTATGTTGGCCAAGCCGGAATAAGAAAAAATGGTCGCGGTATACTTTGTCGTTTGGACGAACATAGGCGTGATAGTGAAATGGACTACTGGACGGAAGCTGTAGCCTTTACCACTTCAAACAATTCCTTTGGCCCTACGGAAATTAGCTATCTTGAAAATCGTTTCTGTAACATGGCAAAGGAAGCTAAGCGATACTTTGTGAAAAACAGCAATGACCCAAGTCCCGGAAACATCACCGAGGAAAAAGAAAGCGAGCTGGAAGAGTTTATTGTTTATGCAAAACTTGTGATGGGGGCTCTAGGTTACAAACTCTTTGAGCCTCTGGTAGTGAGAAAGCAGCAAATTGAGGCTACTGAAAAAACTGATGATCAGCCTTTATTGTTCTTCAAAACACAAAAAGCGGATGCCTCCGGGAAAAGAACATCGGAGGGGTTTGTTGTCATGACCGGAAGCACCATTTCTTTAACAACAACTAAAAGCTGTCCGGAAAATATCCTTAAATTTAGAGAAAAGTTTGCCGAGAAAATCGATGATCAAGGTAAATTAACTGAAGACCTGCTCTTTCCAAGCCCTTCAGCGGCTGCAGGTTTCGTTGGTGGTTCCTCTTTAAGCGGAAACATAATGTGGAAAGATGAATCCGGGAAAAGCCTAAAAGATATTGAAGCTACAGAATAAAATCATTTCCTAAAAATTGCCCAAAACCGCATAACTTGTCCAAGGGGATAGTGAGAGGATCATTATCCCTTTTGTTTTGCTCCTCTCGAAAATTATCGAAAGGAGTTTTTTTATATGAACAAACTCATTTATGTCTGCTCCCCTTATCGGGGAGATATCAGGACGAACACGGAACAGGCCAAGGAATACTGCCGAAAAATTGTCCAGGAAGGTGATATCCCCCTCGCTTCCCATCTTCTCTTTCCGCAGTTTATGGATGACAGCATTGCTAGCGAGCGAGAGCGAGCAATGGAGATGAACCTTGAAATTATGCGGCACTGCGATGAGGTTCATGTCTTTGGCCATCAGGTCAGCTTCGGGATGCTTCAGGAAATGCAGGCGGCAAAGAAGCTGAGAATCCCTGTGGTGCAGGAGGAAGTCGAATGAAACTAACCATTTACACAGCAGATACCTGCGGACAGGCGTCCAATGTCTACTATCCGAATAAAATGGACGTGAAGGATGAGTCTGCTTTCAAGGCTGCTGTCTCCTTTGACCATGTTGCGGCAAGGTATCAAAACAACTATCGCAGCAATGCAAACTTCATCGAAGCCGATCATATCAGCATGGATTGTGATAACGAGAAAAGCGATGATCCTGAAACTTGGATTCTACCTGAGGATATCCTGAGTCTTTTTGACGGTGTCTCTCTCGCCATTGCTACCAGCAGAAATCACATGAAGGAAAAAGGTAAGAAATCAGCAAGACCGAGATTTCATGTCTATTTTCCTATTCCTGAAACAAAGGATGCCAACAGCTATTCGGAACTTAAAGAGGAGCTTGCGGATCTCTTTCCTTTCTTTGATGCCGGGGCTTTAGGAAGTGCCAGGTTCATGTTTGGAAATCCCGAGGCCGAGGTCATCTGGCGTGACGGCAGTCAGCTGATTACGGATTTTATCAGAGATGATTTTGCCGAGTGGGATGCGGCACAAAGCGAGATTCCGGAAGGATCAAGAAACAAGACCATGTCGCATTATGCGGGGCGCATCATCGTTAGACTCGGCGCAACAGAGGAAGCTTACGAGATGTTCCTTAAAAAGGCCGCTCTATGCAATCCTCCGCTTCCGGACTCTGAACTTCAAACCATCTGGCAGAGTGCGAAACGATTCGGCAAGAAAGTCTCGGCTCAGGAAGGCTATATCCCTCCGGAAGAATACGGCAAGGATTTCTCGCTCATGCCGCTGGACTTCTCGGATATCGGTCAAGCAAAGGTGCTCACCCGAGAGAAAGGTGAAATCCTTGTTTACACCGATGCAACAGACTACATGACCTATAACGGGACGCATTGGGAGGAATCCAAGCAAAAAGCGGTCGGTGTCTGCCAGAACTTTCTGGACAAGCAGCTTGAAGAAGCAAAGGCTGTACTTAATAAAGCGACAAAGCTTCTCATTGAGTCCGGGATGCCGCAAGATCTGATTCAGGCAGGCGGCAGGACACTTGAAAAAGGCATCCAGTCAGAACAAAAGAAAGCCTTTGATTTGTATCGAGTTGCCCTCGCCTATAAGAATTTCGTCATGAAGCGAAGGGACATGAAATATGTCACTTCCGCACTCCAGGCCGCAAAACCCATGCTCCTTAAGATGATTCAGGATTTTGACAGCCAGGATTTTATGCTGAACACACCTGCCGCTGCCTATGACCTGACAAAAGGCCTTCAAGGAGCAGTGCCGCACAAGCCGGAAGATTACATGACAAAAATCACACTGGTTTCTCCCGATACGGAAAACGAACAGCTCTGGCTTGATGCGGTGTCCGGTTTCTTCTGCGGCGATCAGGAACTCATCGAGTATGTTCAACAGATTGTCGGCCTTTCCGCCATCGGCAAGGTCTATATGGAAGCCTTGATCATTTCCTATGGAGAGGGTTCGAACGGCAAGTCGACCTTTTGGAACTCCATCGCCAAAGTGCTGGGAAACTACAGCGGCACAATCTCGGCGGATGCTTTGACGGTCGGATGCAGAAGAAATGTAAAGCCTGAGATTGCGGAGCTGAAAGGAAAACGACTGGTCATTGCGGCAGAGCTAGAAGAAGGCATGCGGCTGAATACTTCCGTCATCAAACAGCTTTGTTCTACAGACCTTGTCTCCGGTGAAAAGAAATACAAAGATCCTTTCAAATTTACCCCGACACATACCCTTGTCCTTTATACGAACCATCTCCCCAAAGTTGGGGCGAATGATGACGGCACTTGGCGAAGACTCATTGTCATTCCCTTTCAGGCCAAGATCAAGGGCAAGGCGGATATCAAAAATTATGCGGACCATCTGGTGGAACATGCGGGCGGAGCGATTCTTTCCTGGATTATTGAGGGCGCGAGAAAAGCCATCGATAAAGACTTCAAGATCCCCATTCCGAAATGTGTGGCTGATGCCATTCATAGATACCGGGAGAATAACGACTGGCTCTCAGGCTTTCTCGAGGAATGCTGTGAGATTGATCCATCATACACGCAAAAGTCGGGTGAGTTTTACCAGGATTACCGGGCCTATTGCCAGAGAACAGGTGAATGGACGAGAAGCACGGCGGACTTTTATACAGCCCTTGAAATTGAAGGCTATGAACGGAAGAAAACGAAAGCCGGAATGGTGGTTTTAGGGCTTCGTTTAAAGTCCGAATTTATGGACTAAAAGTCAAAAGGTGCAGGTCGGTGCAGGTCTTTGTATAAAACCCCTTTAGGGCGAAAATTTTAGGTCAAAAATTCTATATAGAGAAGTTTAATAGATGACCTGCACCGACCTGCACCATCTCAGTGAAAAGCTTGATATTACAGCGTTTTAGATGGAGGAAACAGAAATGCTTGAAAAACAGATAGAACATAAATTATTGACGGAAACCAGGAAAAAATCCGGGCTTTGTTTAAAGTTCGTCTCTCCCGGCTGGAACGGTGTGCCGGATAGACTCATCCTTCTTCCTGGAGGAAGGATGGGATTTGTGGAAGTGAAGAAACCCGGCAAAAGTCCCGGAGCCTTGCAGCTTCAAAGGCATAAACAAATCAGGAGCTTGGGCTTTCAGGTTTTTGTCTTGGACGATCCGGGAGATATCGGAGGGATTCTTAATGCAATACAAGGCTCATGATTATCAGGAATATGCCAAAGAGCAGATCATCAAAAAGAAAGCCTGCGGTCTTTTTTTAGAGCCGGGACTCGGGAAAACAGTCATCACGCTTTCCGCCATCTGGGAATTGATGTTTGACTACTTTGAAATTTCTAAAGTCCTCGTCATTGCCCCGCTTCGTGTGGCGGAGAATACCTGGACGGAGGAGCTTGAAAAATGGGATCATCTGACCTTTCTTCGAATCTCCAAGGTTTTGGGCAGCGAAAAGGAAAGAATCGAGGCTCTTAAAACCCCTGCCGATATCTATGTGATTAACAGGGAGAATGTCGCCTGGCTTTGTAAGCTTTGCGACTGGGACTTTGACATGCTGGTGATTGATGAGCTTTCGAGCTTTAAAAATCCGTCCAGCAAACGCTTTAAGGCACTTCGGAAAAAGCGT